CCAAGTGTTGTTAAACTGTTCTCAATATACCAACCACCAGGTCCTTGAAAAGCATGTGACCATACTCTTGCCCAAGGTAGTTCTTCGCCTTCTACAGCAGGTAAAAACCTTAATACAGCGTAACCGTTACCAGTCTTATCTAGTTCTGGTTTCCAGAACCTTGTATCATCTGAGGAATTATTGTTTGTTGTGGGTTGTGCAACTTTTTCTAGTTCTTTAGTTAGTTTGTCGAAGTTGCCTCGACTTCTTTTTAAGTCTGCGAATGACATATGTTTGTCTCCTTATATTTTTGTATTCGTTGTATTCGTATTAATTGTATATTAGTATATATACAAGTTTTTGTTTTCATAATAAAAAAAAATTATCATTCAGCCGTTCGTGGGATTTACCTGGTGGAATACCCACAATTTTTCAGGAAGAGTCCAGATTCCTAAGAAGATGGTCCCTACTAATAACCTACCCTTGGTGTCTTCAGCCAGTCGGCCCTAACCCTCCTCAGATAGACTTTATGCCCTCTTAAGCATTGTTCAGCCAGAACGATAAACAAGTTGCAACCTGTTCATTGCTGCTGAATGATAACTATATTATACACTATTTTGTGCTAAAAGTCAAGCCCTAATTGTGTATAAAATTCATTTTTTTTCAAATAAGATAGATTAGGTATGCTATCCCATTGAGGCATTCTCTCTGATACTTTGTTATTTTCATCAGGATTAACCTTTATAAACTGTATGTCTTTATATCTAACCATTACACGACCCATTTGAACAACCCAATTTTGTGGTGTTATGGCATTCTCGTCTGAGGATAGATATCCGTGTGTCTCTTTATAGAGATTGTTAATAAAATCTGTTGTACTGTACATATCCATACCTATTAGATAACATGTTTTAGGTTTCTCTACTTTACATGATATATACATTGCTGTTGCACCTGATGACCAACCAGGATCTTCGGGTCCGGCATTATCTGCTTCCCAACCACCTAATGCATAATAGTCATTCATTATATCTTTTAGTAATGTTATATTCTGATCTGCTAAACCATATGTCCAAGTGATATAAACGTTTTCGAAACCATCACCTTTCCATCTATCGTTAGGTCTATTTTTATTTACTGTTGATTGACCATGTATTACAAAATTAACATAATAGTTTTCTGGTGTATGTTTCCATTCTCTTACATGAGGATCTTTCATGTTTAATGTTTGTGCCTCTTTCATCATATCATAATGTTCATTAGGCATGTTTTCCCAATCTCTAAAATAAACTTTGTTGTGATCACAATAACCACTACGATATATTTCATGTTCTAACATAGGATCTACTGCAATTAAACCATCGACATTATGTTCTCTGTACAAAGCATTACAACCCCATACTTTACCTTTTGATTTTAGTAACTCAACATCAATATTTTTACGACTTTCACCATTGCCTAAAACAAATAAATTTTCTGTCATTGTACCATTTTTCTTAGTATCAATTTCATTCGTTCTTTGTTGTATGTCATGAAAGGTCCATATTTTATTATCTTGTTTTTCAATGTCGGCCATATTATATCATCCTTTATTCGTTTACTAAATTGTTGTGTGTAGTTAAATAGGTCATTTAATATACATAACGTTTCTAGCGATACTCGTTTTGCAAGATATGTTTTAATTAATATTGGGTGTTGTCCTCTAGTAACATTAAATATCTTATTAAAATCTTTTTCACTTTTTCTTAATAGTTGTTCTATATCACGTTCAAAGTAATAACTTAAACCATCTATTCTTTTTTGTCTATCTAAGTATACCTCATTGTTCATATCTTTGATGTAATGTGATTTATTAGATATGATATTGCTAACAAAATAGTCAACAATATTATCGCCATATTTTCTGGCTGCCTTAACAAAAAAGTATTTGTCATTACGTTTGATAAATGTTTCAAACTTAGCATTAGTCTTACTGTTATACTTAAAAAAATCGTATTCATTTTTCGTAAAATGTAATTTAATACCAAGGTATTTCTTGTATGCCTCATATCCTTCATTCATCTATACAGGTAAAGTTGCTGTTTTAGGTAAAAAATTTAAATCTTGTGCGTTCATTTTAATTTTATCTTTTAAGTTTCTGTTTATCAAATGTGTTACTTGTTCTGGTTCTATTTCTTTTTCTTTACAATAATCTAGTACGGCATCCATGTGTGATATTCTTTTTTGACTTGCTCTTTTTTCTATCACTAATGCAAATTGTTTTGGTGTCATTCTTTCTCTTTCTGTGGTCCCTTGCCACGTTTTCTATTCTACCTCGATATCAGGTAGTTTACTCACATTAGCAAGGGAATCGTTTACTACGTCTAATAGTATTTCTGTATCAAAGACCCAATCTATACCATATGACAACAAACAAGTTTCTCCTGTCTGCGGTATGGTAAGATAAAAGACACCTTTTTTGCTATCAGTATTATACCATACTGACATAGTGCCTAAAAGTCTTCCGTCTGCTTGCCCTTGTGTTGTAACATTAGCACTACCTAGCAACTGCATTTTAAAAGTGTTCATTGTTGTGACTAATACTTCAAAAGAATTACCACAATAAACTGGTACTGATTGTGCTCTTAGTAAGTCAGGCGGAAATACTTCGTTTGATTGTGCTTTGTTTAAACTACCATATATTAATGCACAAAACATACCTAGTGCTAAAAAACCTAAAAAAATTTTAATGTATTTCATCATACTATAAGTTTGCTATTAGGCTTTACTAAGTTTGTAGTATTTTGCTCATATGCGTTCTTTATATTCTCACCTGGATTAGTTGTGCAAATAATATTATCTTTTTTAATCATGACAAGTTCATCATCACTATAAGGTATGTAAGGTTGAAAACCTATTCTAGTATTCTCACCAGGTTTGCCTTGCATAGGTATTAACACAAAAGGTTTTTTGATTGCCGTGTGTGTTGTTGTGTGTTCTTTTTCTTGAGGTGCACCTACAACATCTTCACCTGTAGTTAGTCTGTATAATTTAATCGACATTTTTATTCTCCTGCCATTTATAAAAGTCTGATACTGCCTCTTTCAATTGAGGTAGATAATCAATTTTGTTTTTCTTAAATACTTGTGTTGTACCTTCTTCCGTAGTAATCAATATAACTACTTGTGTAGGTTCTTCACCAAAGTGTTCTTTATACATTTCTGCATAAGCACTACCTTGTATAAAATAGTTTTCAATCCAGTCTTCTTGTTTTTCTTTCGTAGATGTTTTAAAATCTATGATAGACAATACACCATCATATTCTGCAATACAATCAACTCTACCTGCAACTGTATAGTCAGTAGAAAACATTGCCGCTTCTTGTAATCGTATATTATTTATTTTTGATAACTCTGATTTCAATACATTAAACATCATTCTAGGTAAAAATTGTTTTTTGTATTTGTCAACTTGTTCTAAGTCAACATTGTTTAAATAGTCTTCAACCATATTATGTACTGCTGTACCACGATTTGCGGCCTGTATCATTACATGATTTGCAACTTGTTCGCCTACGTTCTTACGCCACTTTAACAATCCTTCTTTTTGTCGAATTGATAATACTGATGTTATAGACGGATAAATCTTTTTTGTTTCTTGATCTTCGTAAAATCTTTTACCATCTACGTTCTTTGCTTTCAGTAGAGGTAAGTCTCTTATTGGTGGTTGGTGTGTAAACATTATATAATCCTTAATAGTTAAACTATTATATCACGGTTTGACTAAAAAGTCAAGCCCTATCTTCTAGTAAAAAAAGGGTCTGGTTTCTTTTTTGCATGATCCATTGCTTTACCTAAGAATTTGTTAAAATCCTTATATGCCACATGTTGACCATATCTGTATGCTAGATATATTATTATGCATACTACAATAGTATGTGTTATTGCGTCCATTCTTTCGCCTTTTCAGTTACTTCCATTACTCGTCTTGTCCAACCTTTACCAAATGTAGAAAAGGTAGATAGACCTTCATAGTAATTTTGTCTCATCAAAGCATATGATGAAATAGTTTGTTCTAATCCGTAGTGTTCAACATAATCGTTGATTTTACCTAGTGTGTTAGGTCCTATGCCACCATCAACTGTAGTATTTACTAGTCTCTGAATAAATTTTGCGGCACGACCTGGTCCTGCATTAACAGCAAAATCAAATATCATTAAGTCTAGACCTTCAGGCAAATCATCACCTTTCACTCTATCCCAATAATTCTTTTTATAGATAGGTTCAACATCTTCTTTTGTTAAATCTTTCATTTCTTTTTCGCCACCAAAGTCTTCGTAAACTCTTTTAGTGACACCTAAGTTTGTTTCACCGCCTGGATCTTTTGGGTGATTTACATAACCACCTTCGTGGTGTAATATTATTTCTAGTGCTTCTGAAAATTTATTGCTCATAGTGTAATCCTAACTTTATCTTGTTAATTAAATATGATTTCAATAGACCTGATCTAACAATGTCGCCAATGCCAAACTCTATACATTCTATCTCTTTCATTTCCTGCATGATATTAACGAAATCTAAAATGCCGTTTCTATCATTTGTTTTTGTTAAGTCTGTTTGCTGTATGTCGCCAGCAAAGACTATTCTCGTATCTTGGCCTACTCTTGTAATGATTGTATCTAGTTCATGAAAGTTTAAGTTTTGACATTCATCAACTATTATGACACCGTTATCAATAGTAACGCCTCGTAAGAAACTTGTTGATAAGAAATCTATTGTGCCTTGATTTCTTAAATTATTATACAACTGATCAAACGATCTCTCGTCTGGTTGTTTAAACATAAATCGTACCATGTTTTGATATGGCACTTGATAGAGATATGATTTATCCTCTTCATCGCCAGGTAAAAAACCTATATCTCTTGTAGGTAATAAAGAACGAACTATGTAAACTCGTTCTCTTGGTGATTTAGGATCTAGTACATCTTTCAATGCGTTGTACAATGCAACAAAAGTTTTACCAGTTCCTGCCACACCATATAAAAAAAGATTTTGACCTTTTTGATATTGTTCAAAAACTTCTTTTTGATTATCTGTTATGGGTTTAATATCTGACAATTCTGTGTGAGATATGCCCAATGTCTTTTTTTTACTTACCATTTTATTTTCACTTTGTTTATGAGTTGTTGCTCAGTTTACATTTTCGGATTCTGTTTACCAGTATATAATATTCCTACCATTGTACTGCAACATATCTAATTCTATTTATATTTTTCCTTTTGCTCGTGCAATTTTTCTGTGTTTTTCTATCACTTCTTTTGTCTTTGCTTCTTTAATACCTCTGCGTCTGTATCTTCTACCTAAATTACTATCAGGATGTTTTTCTGCAATTCTACTTAATTGTTCTTTCCAACCATCATCAGTTTTACCATCAATTGTTCCTGTGGTAGATACAATGTTCATTTGTGTAGGTGGCAATAAATCAATGTGTTTCTTTTTCTTAAACTTTTCCATTTCTGCAATAGACATGTATTCTTCAAACTCTGTTTTCGTATTCTTATTATAAAATCTATACGTTGGCATTAATCGTGTTCTCCTCCAGGATCATTCTTTGGTAGTTTTACTTTATATGGTTTACCGTCTGATCCTCTGTAAATAACATAATCTCTTGCTCTACCGTGTGAATGGTAACCATCTTTAAATCTATACATTCTTTCTGTTGAAACAAACGTAGCAACTGTTACTACGATTGCAAGTATCAATACAAAGTGTGCTACAACTGATATGCCAAAAACATACCATGATGAAAAGAATAGTGAAAAAGTTATACACCACATCCATGCTAGTATTTGTAATATTAAATGTCTTACTTGTAAATCTGGTATATGTCTTAATGGATTATGATTGAAGTTCATAACACCATCCCAACTATTTACAATAAAATTTCTCATAGTCCCTCTATCTCGTATTTTCTAATTACATTTTTTGTTGGTATCACCGTTGTGTTACCACCATCGGCCATATTGCCTCTTTCATCATAGTTATAATCTGACATAAGAATATGTACCTTCTTGTCGTTTTTAACTAACCAACCTGTCGAAACACAGATTGCTGGTTTAGATGCTTGAATATCTTTTAGGTCTCGCCAACCACTATCGCTTTGTATATCTTCCCAATACACCAAATAAAATTTGTAATGAAAAGGTATAGGTGGTTCGTTCTTATGAAATTCTTTATGATTGTTTTTTGTCATTCAGTTTTTCCCCTATTGCATATAACATTAATGTTATGAATAATAAATCTAATAGTATAAATCCTAATAATATATTCGTAATCATGCCACTCCTTCAGCAAACCATTCTGGCATATCTCGTTTTGTCCACTTGGCAAAATATGCCTTTGCTTCTATATAGTAGTTTCTGTAAGATTGAATACTGTCGCCTGGTACTATGCATTGTGGATAGTGTTGCATAGCAGGTGGTGGTTCACGCCAACCATCATTAATATTATTAGGTGCATTTGCTAGTATCTGATTTAGTTTAAAATTTGTACTGTGTACTTTACCATATCTATATGTATATTCATGACCTAGTGCTTTGAATAAATCATACAACCAGAAATATTGTTGTTTTGTTTCTCTACACCATACAGCGCTTGGGTGATGATAATGTACTGCTTGATATAACTCGTTTTGTCTTCTTTCATCTTCCATAATATAACGCCAAGTCTTACGACCTGTTTTACTTCTTGCTTCTGTTTTGATACCGTCATTCATTCTATGTGCGGTACAAAGTAATTGAGCTGACTCGACAATCATTTTAACAACATGTTTATCAACATGCCATTTTGCTGCCATTGTTGGGTCTTTATGTAGATAAAAGATATTCATATTATTCTCCAGTATTAATTTCTATTTCTAATTTACCAAATATTTCTTGTATTGTTTGTTCAATGTTTTTCAACGAACCATCAATTTTTTCAAGATCAATTTCAATTTGAATAATAGTTTTGTTAACTTCTTCTTTAGGTTCAGGATATGCCATTACAGCAAATATCACAGCCCATAACATAACTGCTATCAAAAGTAAATTATTCTTTATTATATCATAAATTTTAACCATTGTCAACCTCCTTAATAATATTCAACATTTAGCATCATTGCATACAGTTTATGAAACCAGATATACTTCATATCATCTGGTGCGTTATTGTATGCATATTCAAGTTTTGCAACTCGTTCCCAAAACAAATTATAGTTCATATTTACCTTCTATGTTATATTTGATTACTTTCTTTACCAATTCAGTATAACTATTTTTAGTAGCATACTTATCTAGAGTATCGACAAGTTCATAGACATTGGCGTTCTGTGATCTTAACTCTCTAAATTTTTCATAAGCAAAAACTGTGTTTATAATTCTAACATAGTCTTTTACACTTTGACATTTTGATTGATATACTTTCACACCCCAACCAATCCATTTGTCTTGATCCCAAGTGATAGGTAATAACCACTCACTATCTTTGTTAAATGTTCGAATACCAAATAGATTGTTACCTTCGTTGGCAAATCTACTTGATCCCCAACCGGTTTCTAGTGCCGCTTGTGCGATTAGTATTTCTTTAGGTATGTGTTGCTCAACTGGCAACTCTGAATAGATATAATTAACACATGCGTTTAAAGTTTGTACAAATGTGTCTTTGTTTGATGTATTGATAACAGGTACAACAGGTTTTAAACTTACTGGTTGTACATGTATTGTAATTTCTAACGGTTGACTAACCGTCTGTGATTGTTTGATTTCTGTAAAAGCAATCAGGTAGATACCCATGATTGCTAATATTGATAAAAAGTATTTCATAAGACCTCTCTTATTATTTATTCTCTACATTAGCATAGAGAAAAGACTCTATCTCGTCCCATGCTTCTTCTTCGTTATCGTGCCAAGAGAAACCACAAAAAGACCAATCTATTTGTAGTGTCTTAGCATATTCTAAAACTGATGATACAGTTTCGCCAGATTTCACTTTTGAAATCAATTCATCAAGAGCCTTCTCAGACTCGTCCCATAGATAATTTTTAATTTTGCTCATTATTGACCTCCTTCAAAATCGCCATAAGTATAAAATTCAGTAACCCCAAACATTTCTAAAGATATTTTAGAACATGTTTTCATGATAACAATTTTCATTGTATCTCTAACCATTGTATCTAATCCATCAATAAAATTAGCAGCGGCAATCAACTGATTACCGGCAATAAGATGTGCAACGGTCTCATAATCTTGACCGTCATATGGTGTATTGATATATTTAAGTAGATTGTTTCTAGTAGTTTTAAGTTTCATAATGTATCCTTTCGATTTATAGTTATACTATACATCATTTTATATAGAAAGTCAAGCATTAAATGAAAGAAAAAACCCTTGTTTTTCAAGGGTTTAATAGAAATAATAGGGGGTGCGACAGGTTGTCACACGTTTTTTATGCGTTTTTTCGCATGAAATCGTCATTCCAATTAAATGCTTCTTTAATCAGATTGCCGGTTAACCCTTTGTAGTGTTTGTTTAATTCTTTATCTTTTACCCACAGTAATAGTTGTGCTTCTTCAGCACATAAACCTTCGAGCATTTGAATAAACATAGTGTCTCTTTTCATTTGTGATAACTGCGGATTACCACCTTTTAAAAAATGAAACATTCTTTTTACCTCTGCCTTTAACCAGGTATGTTCAGTACCTACAGGCGCTTCGTTTACTTTATATGGTGGGGCACCTTCTGGCATTAACCATTCTAACTTAGGGTCAAAAGCACCCTTCATTAACATTCTTAATTGTTCAGTATCATATCTTCTCAATACTTCTATCTTCTTAGGTTTATCTTTTGCATTATTTACTTTTGTTAGTATTTCGTGAAAAGATAAATTATAATTATCAGCCATATTAAAACTCCTCTATTTTTCCTATCAATTCTTTCAAATCGTTATTAATTAAATAAGGCATTATCTTACTGCGATTTGCAACAGTAACCTCTGCCTCTAGATACTTAGTATATATATCTGTTTGTATTTCCTCTGGTATCATATCAAAGTCAATTAGTTTTTGATTACGTTGGTAATTACGATAATGATATTCATTACAAAAATCTTTTGGGTCACCGTTATTCATAAGTGAGTGTAACCAACCTGCTAGTTTTTTCTTTTGTACTGGTTTTTGTTTTATGCCATTTACAAAGGTATCATCAGGTGATAAAAAGTTTGGTATACCGTCTGACGTATCACCTCTTAATATGTGTTCGTAAATATATTCTTGTGGACTATCTGTCTCTATAAACTTTTTTTGTATAGGTGAGTATTGTGATACATGTGGATATTTCTGCAATTGTTGAAAGTCTTTATCACCTGATACAATTAAATATTTTTCAAAAGGTATTGGTTTTTTAATTGTCTTCTTAACTATAACAGCAATAATATCATCTGCTTCTACTCTATCTAATTGTACAACCTTGTAAGGAAAGTTTTCTTTTATTTCTTCTTTGATAGTATGTAATAAACCAAATACACTTTCCCAATCTTTATCATCTTTGTTTCTACCTTCTCTACGTTTTGCTTTATAGTTTTCAAATATGTCTCTACGCCATGGGTCAGGTCCATCTACACATATTATAACATCACCAGGATAATCATGTTTAAACTTATGTACATAACCTCTAATTGAGTTTAGTATCATATATCTAACCATAGGTATTGATAAGACATTCTTGTCTTTACTCATGGCAAGTTGTACGGCAATATTAGAAATGGCAATCTGCGAATAATCAATCAGTATCATTTAAATCTAGCTCACTTTCAAATTCTATAACATTTT